CTACTTCTATATATTTTGTATCGTCATCGAAATTACAGTCTTGAGTAATTTTAGCTACTGTATAGTTATGTAATAAATCATCGTCTTGTTTCATACCTATACCTGGTATTGGTGAAGTTGTAATATAATCCCCATTTTCTAAAGAGCCAGAATAGTTTGAAACCCAAATTCCACCCTCACCAAGTGAATTAATTACATATCGATTTTCGTAAGGTTTTGGATTTTCAAATGTTGATACAAATGCACCTTGGCTATATTCTCTAGTTCCATCGTTAATGTCTACTTCATCGGTCAATACTCCCCATACTTTTTTGTCGTACTCTGTACTAGAGAATTCAACTATTGGTAGGGCTTCATTTATATTAGGTACTTGTTCTATACTTCCCGTATTCAGATTTTTATACTTTCCTGTAGAAACTACTATCTTTCCCACTGTTTCAAAATCAGATATATCAATTATTCTATTATCTGTAAATATATTTCTATGTTGACCAGTAAAATCTAGTTGACCTTGATTTACTGACGGACTTAAATATCCTCCATTAGCACCTCCATTATACTTCCATAAATACAGTTCACTACCATTAATAAAGTTCTGCCAATAGTTACCAGTAATGTTGATTAATCTGCGGCCGTCATCTGAGTTAGATGTTTGTTGAGTTTGATGAAATACACCTGCCATTTCAACTAAAGGATCAGCACCTTTTGTTACTCTAAAAAAAGAATCCGATGCATCAATTACCTGAATACCGCCAGTAGTGAGTTCTACAACATCTTGTGCAGATGCAAGTAATTCATTAGAAGGAATAAAAGCGAAAGCATCTACGTTTACGTTGCCTGTGAACACTACACCGGACAATCGGTAGTATTTTCTAACATAGTAAGTTGTATTTCCTCCCGTATGAGAAATGGTAGCCGTCGTTGTTCTGGTTGATGTACTTACTTGCCTTCCCTGTCCTGTTTCCCATGTAAGGGCAGGAAATTCAGATTCATATACTATGGTTCCCGTAGTTGAACCTTTCCTTATCCTTATTCCTGTAAATATAAAAACATTACCTTCAGCTGCTGGTGATGATGAAGGGTCTATGTCTGTATTATTTTGTGATATTTCTATATCACCAACATAAACTCCCTCATCGGTTATTGAAAAAGTATTAATTGTATCCTCACTTGCAGTATCAAAAAATCCTGAAAAAGTAGTTAAGGAAGGAATCATATCAGAGTTTCCACCAGATGAAACAGTAACTGAACCTGTAGCAGTAGTGATTGCACCAGTCCTCATATCTAATCTATTAGTTCCATCATCAAGTGTAATAGAACTGTTATTAGCATCTAAAATGATAGCTTCATTATTTCCGTCTAGTGTATTTCCAACAATAGAAAATCCCGCAATTTCTCCCGCAGTTGCGGTTACTGAACCAGAAAAGTTAGCATTACCTGTACTATCCAAATAGAAGTTTTTAGCAGATATATAACCATCGGCACCCAATCTAATACCTTGAGTAGTAAAACTTCCATTACCACCACCGCTCGGTGAACCTCCTTGTATTTCGGATGATGTAATTGACCATCCACCTACTTTACCTGTTGATTTTTCAGATGAGTTTGTTTGACCGTATGCTCCAAAATCAAACCAAGTTATTAATTTGGCTTGTGTAAAAAATGAAGAGTCTAAATAAAATTCTCTATCAGAAGTTGTGTCTACCGTGTGGTATAGAGTTTCGTCTGCAAAAAATCTTACTTTATCACCATCATAAGTAATTTTTAAAATCTGACCTACACCTAAAGAAGGCAATGTTGTATCGGGTGTTACAGGGCCTGAACCATTTATATAAATTTGTAAATTAGAATTATTTATATACCAAGCATAATCTAAACTAGTTATATTATTATCTGCAGTTGGATTATCTGATAAACCCATTTGGGCATATCCTGATGAAGTAGCTCCAACTTTAAATACTACATACGCACCATCTTTATATGAAACTCCACTATAAACAGATTGATTCCAACTCGAACCACCAGAAACTTTTACTAATTCTCTACCATTTTCAATTCTCATACCTGATGTTAGTTGTAAATCTAAATCAGCAAGAGAACTTGAAAGTAATGCATTATCTGATGCCGTTTGAACATCAGTATTAGTTGCCGCGTTTCCGCCTGTAACATTTATAGTACCCGCGACAGTTAAGTTTGTACCATCCCAAAGTAAACTATCCGTACCACTTTTTAGTGATAATTTAGCCGTTGTACTATCAAATCCAAGAAAAATACCATTTTGGTCATACCCTTGACTTCCCCCCTGACCTATTGAAATATATGGATTTGCATTTGAGTTAGCAGCATCAGCGTTTAACGCAATAACTGGACTACTTCCAGATGCACCTATGTTTATGGTTTGGTCTGCATATACATCATTTGCAAAAAGAATATCGGTTGCTACTGATTCAAATTGTGCTCCAAATGCACTCCATAATCCGGCTGGAGTTGTTGGAGAAGAATAA